GCCGCTGCCTCGGGCTGGTGACTTCAACGTCAGCCAGATCGTGATCAACGACCTGCGCATGAACATCAAGCGCACGCTGCTGGACGAGAGCCTGCCGCCCGACAACATGAGCGCACGCTCTGCGACCGAGGTGGTCGAGCGCATGAAGGAACTGGCTCAGAACCTGGGCAGTGCCTTCGGCCGGCTGATCAACGAGACGATGATCCCGCTGGTCAGCAAGATCCTGGAGGTGATGGATCAGGCCAACATCATCGACATGCCGCTGCGCGTCAATGGCCTGGAGGTGAAGATCTCCCCAGTGTCTCCGCTGGCGATGGCGCAGAACATGGACGAGATCAACAACATCATGCAGTTCATGCAGATTGCGCAGGCAATGGGGCCGGAAGGACAGATGGCGATCAAGGCTGGCGCAGCGGTGGACTACATCGCTGACAAGCTCGGTGTGCCTGCGGCGCTGCGTGCTGGCCCCGAGGAGCGTGCGGCGATGGTGCAGCAGATGACGCAGATGGCGCAACAGGCCCAGGCGATGCAGCCGGCCACTGAAGCGCAGGCAATGGCATGAGCGGGTGGGATGAACTGGAGGCCGCACCAGCTCGGCCCGATCCCCAGCCGCTGGACATCGACCTTCTGGTGGCGAGGACGTTCTCCACCGAGGAGGGGCAGAAGGTGCTGGCATGGATGCGCGAGAGATATCTCGAGCAACCCTGCTGGCAACCCGGCGCGGATCCGTCACTTGGCCAGTGGCGAGAAGGACAGAACGCTGTCATCCGCGATCTTGAAGGCCGTATCAGGAAAGCGAAGCAACGCCAATGAGCGACGTCGAAGCGAATGACAACTCTGGCCTGCTGGACTCGGCAATCGTCGAGGATGAGCAGACAACCGAGAGCCACGAGCAGCCGACCATCAGTCATGTCACCAAGCCGGAAGAAGACGATGGCCCCCTGGAAAGGCCTGACTTCTGGCCTGAGAAGTTCTGGAAGAAGGACGCGAACGAGCCTGATCTGGAAGGAATCAGCAAGTCCTACCTGGAACTGGAGAAGCAGTTCCGCTCTGGCAAGCACAAGGCCCCAGATGACGGCAAGTACAAGCTGGTCGAGGGCATGCGTGAAGACGATCCTGTCACCCAGGCCTACATGGGCTGGGCGGCAAAGTACGGGATCAGCCAGCAGGCCTTCGAGGATCTTGCAGGGCAAATCGTCGGCATGGGCGCGAACCAGGCTGAGGATGTGCAGCGCACCATCCAGCAAGAGCGCCAAGCACTCGGCCCGAATGCTGACGCGATCATCAGCAACATGGTCACCTGGGGCCGCGGCATGGTGCAGAAGGGCATCTGGTCCGGTGATGACTTCGAGGAATTCAAGGTCTGGGGCGGCACGGCCAAGGGCCTGCAAGCGCTGATGAAGCTGCGCGAGACCTACGAAGGCCGCGTGCCGGTGCAGTCTGCCCCGCCCGAAACCAGCATGAGCGACGAAGAGCTGCACCAGATGGTCGCCAACCCGGAGTACAAGACCAACCCGGCGTATCGGGCAAAGGTTGAAAAGCTCTTTGAAAAGAGGTATGGTTGAGCCCTGTCTCCTGAGTGCTCCCCCGAGCCTCTTCGCCCCGGCCTGGTGCCGGGGTTTTTTTTGATGTTGCATGTTGACAACAACATCTTCTTTCGCTATACAATTTCGGCACGGATAACCGCCAGGCCCGTAACAACCTCGGGCGCGGAGTTGCAGCGCAAGTCAAGGCCTGACGCAAGTCAGAGAACCGGCGACGAAGGTCTTCAATTCCATCGGAGAGTCACATGGCAATCAGCATCTCGAATGCGTTTGTGACCCTGTTCGATGCGGAGGTGAAGCAGGCGTATCAAGCCGATGCCGTCCTGCGCAACACCGTCCGTCTTCGTACTGGGGTTACGGCAAGCACCCACAAGTTCCCCAAGATCGGCGCAGGCGTCGCCTCGGTTCGCATCCCGCAGACCGACGTCAGCCCGCTGAACGTCAGCTACAGCCAGGCCACGGTCACGCTGTCTGACTGGATCGCAGCCGAATACTCGGACATCTTCAACCAGGCCAAGGTCAACTTTGACGAGCGTGCGGAGCTGGTGCAAGTGGTCGGCAAGGCGATCGGTCGCCGTGCGGATCAGTTGGTCATTGACGCGATCGCTGCGTCGGGCACCACGCTGTCTGTCACCAACGACATCGGCGGCACGGACTCCAATCTGAACGTTGCGAAGCTGCGCAAGGCCAAGGCCCTGCTCGACACCGCCAACGTGCCGATGGGTGACCGCTACCTGCTGATCCACGCCGAGAACCTGCAAGCACTGCTGACCGAGACGGCCGTCACCTCGACGGACTTCAACACGGTCAAGGCGCTGGTGCAGGGCGAGGTCGACACGTTCCTGGGCTTCAAGTTCGTCACCATCGGTGACCGGACTGAAGGTGGCCTGGTGGGCGGCGGCTCTGGCCAGGACCGCAAGTGCTGGGCATGGCACAAGTCGGCTGTCGGCATGGCCGAGGGCATGGGCATCCGCTCGGAGATCAACTACATCCCCGAGAAGACGTCCTGGCTGGTCGCCTCGATGCTGTCTGCTGGCGCGACGACGATCGACGCTGGTGGTATCGTCGAGATCATCTGCCGCGAGTAAGGAGGAATCATCATGGCATTCGACAAGACCGGCCTGATGCTGGTTGGTGGGTCCAAGGCGGGCAACGCTCCGCAGATGTGGACCTACAAGACCAACGACACCGCTGGAACCGTGGACACCGCTGGCTACTTCGACAACGGCTCCACCACCAACACGGGCATGCGCAACGTGTTCCGGCTGGGCGATCTGATCTATGTCCACGCCAATGCGGCCGGCACCACGCCGACGTATGGCCTGCACATCGTGACGCAGATCAGCACCGCTGGCATCATCGACGTCACGAACGCCACCACTCTGGGTGGCACGGACAGCGACTGATCGGAGGGGGTGGCAACACCCCTGCCCTGATGGCCGCTATCTACGAGCAGCGTCATGGGGGCTGCGCCATTCTGTGTGGCGCGGCCCCTTCTCTTTTCGAGGACTTGGCCAAGGCCAGGTCTTTGCGTCCGCACGCCGACATCCTGGGTGTGAACCATGCCCCGTCGCTGGTGCCCGAGATTACGCATGTCTGGACGCAGCACGGGGATGTTGCCCCGAGCATCAAGGCATCTGCCAAGCAGCAGGTGTTTGTCCACGCCAGGCCGCGCAAGTACAGCAACGGCGCTGGCATGTGGCTCTTGCCGGTGCCCGACAGCCGGTGGGAGCTGGTGGACTACGAGTGGCCGAGCCTTACCTGGGTCTGTGGCTCGAGTGGGATTGCTGGCGCACTGTGGGCCAAGCACGGCATGGGCTATGACGAGGTGATCATGGCTGGTGTGCCGCTCAACGTCAAGCTGATGACGTATGCCGATGGCTACGCATCAACGCCAAAGTTTGGGCGTGACTTCGCGCAAGACCACCAGGTCGAAGGCTGGCTCGGTCATCTGCGCACGCACAAAGCCAATGGCAAGACGGAGGGCATCTTCTCGATGTCTGGTGCAACTGCTGGAATCCTGGGGATGCCGAATGCTTGAACAGGCCCGCGCATCTGAGGTGGCGAAGTACGTCAATGCATACCGTTCATCGACCTACCGCATGGGTGATGCCCGCAGGTATCACGCCGAGCTGGCGCTGAGTGCTTTGCCCAAAGGCTCGCTACTGGATGTCGGTTGCGGCCGTGGCGAGACGATGCGCATGGCGGCTGATATGGGATTCAGCCCGGTGCGCGGCCTCGAGGTGGTGCCATATCTGTGTGTGCCAGGCGTCGATCAAGGGTTCGCACATGCTATCCCTCATGGTGATGGATCGTTCGATGTTGTCACCATGTTCGATGTGATGGAACATTTGTTGCCCGAGGATACCGAAACAGTGTGCCGCGAGTTGGAGCGTGTGGCCAAGCGCTACGTTCTGCTGACGGTCCACAATGGGTCTTCGCAGCACAATGGTGTCGAGCTGCACATCAACAGGCGTGCCTCTTACGATGCATGGTATGAGTTCTTCAAGCGCACATTCTCGGGCTCGGTGACTTGGATGCCGCGCTGCGGTTCAATCTCGGAAATGTTCAAGGTGTCCTATGGCAGCAGGTGATACTTCTCTGAGCATCTGTTCCGATGCCTTGCTGATGCTGGGCGCTCGGCCCATCTCATCGTTCAACGAGGGCACAGACGAGTCGAACATCTGCGACCGGCTGTATCCCAACATCAAGGACAGCACGCTGCTGGCCTACCCCTGGACCTTCTCGTTCAAGAAGATCCAGTTGGC